CCCTTACCGCCTCCAGGCTTGGGTCCCTTGGGACCTTTGCCTTTAGGCTTGGGGGGGGGTGGGGGGGGAGGGGGGGGAGTACCATCGTCAACTGGTGCAGCGCTAAGCGTATCACCATTGGCGTGGGGCCCCTTGGGCGGCATCTCGTGGTTATCCCCAGGAGGGCCATCTGCCCTGTCCTGGTCCACAACGACCATCAGCTTGTTTCCTGGGAGGGGAGGCTCGGTGCACAAGGGAATCGAGAGCATCTCCTGCGCACTCTCCACCCTCGACAACCACCTCTCAAAGATCTCCAGGTCAAACGTGCCGTTGCCGTGCAAAACGTTCAGCATCCAATCCTCAGCGTAGTTGGGGTACTGCAACTCCATGTCCACATCCGTCATCCACCGCTTCATAGGCCTAATAGCGTCCTGAACCTCGTCAAGGGTCTTGGACACATCAAAGTCAGCCAGCTCCAGGAACCTGCGCACGTAAGGTCCAATGACCGGCGTGTTGCCATCGGTCATGAAGAAGGACCTCGCCTTCTCCGCCATCTTGATGAGGGGGGTGATGTGGGCGGGGAGGTTGGGGGTGGTGTGAAACTTGGCTAACTGCCGAGGCAGGTCGCAGCAGGAGTTGAGGGAGCCGTACCAGACCTCAGGTCCGTACATCCGCGAGAGGAAGGTAACGCCCTCTGACCCCCTCTGAAGAACATCGAGGGTCAACTCCTGGTTAAGGAGGGCGCAGGCTTTAGGCCAGGTGCTAGGGCAGTTGCCCAACAGTCCGTCGTCCCCACCACACTCAGCATCTTCCTCAACCCTCCGGTAGGCTTCCTCAGGTGAGGTGAAGCCCGTGGGGGTCGATTCCATGCGGATGGCGACGTACATCATAAAACCGTTGAGGGTTCCGTTGTTGATGGAGGTATCCGGGATCCCGCTTCCCTGGGTGTAAGCCGTGTTGTACACCGTTCCGAAGCGTCCCACACCCTTCTGCTGGTAGGTGGAGTTGAAGAGGTCAAGGAGGTTGCCGTGGTGGGTCACCCGAAACGCCCGCATCATGATGACGCGCTCTAACTCCCGCGAGTTGCGATCCTTGTGGCCGTCAAACCTAGAGAGGTCAGACATACCAGCATGGGTGGCACGGGAGCAGATGTCGGCGATCCGCGTCGCAGTCTGCAACGGGGACTTGCCGAAGGCATACCAGGGAACCGTCTTCATGTGCCCGGCCATAGCATAAGCGTAGCGCGAGTAGTCAATCTTGACGGCTTCGTTGGGGGTGGTGATGATGCGAGGGTCCGAGACCTTCCCGTAGGCCTCCCTCTTCTGGAAGGAGGAGAGGACCTTTCCACGGGCCCAGTGCGTCCAGCTGCCAATCTCGAAGATGCGTTGTTGAGATGGGCGGGGCTGGTTCTCCTCCACAATCTCGTAATCCACCGGGTCCAACATGTGGGGGGTGGGGTACAAGAACGCGGCAAACTCCTCCATACAGGTTCTAAGAAACTGCGAGGGGGGGTCAACCGACTTGGAGGACACTTTCTTCAACCT